CGTGGTTGCCGGGTTCAAGGCGATGGGCAGCGGCTGGCAGACGCGGATCAACGAGATACTGAAGCAGCACCTGAAGGGGCATCGGTAGCATCCTCCTAAAACGGCAAACCGTCGCCCTCGAGCCAGTCCACAGGCGGCTTGGTGGGCGTGGCGACGGTGGCTTCGGGGAACGCGGCCTTGGCGGCCAGCACGGCTGTGAGGCTGTTCTGCTGCAGGACGCGCATGACCTCTGGCAGCGACCAGATCTGATACCCCTCGAAACGGCCAGAGCGGGCCGCTGATCGGGTATCCTCCTCCGACTGCACAAACAGGAAGGCCTGGCCGTTGTCGGCTCTGGCGGCCCAGCTGCGGTCGATCTTGAGGGGTACGCGGCCATCGGCCACCGCGGCCTCGTCCATGACCTTGAGTCCGCGGACCACGTTCTTGAGCGCCTCAATGATTTCCTCCTCGGTGCCGCTTTCGATCGCGGCATCCCGGCGGCAGGCGGCGCGGGTGAACTTGGCGGCAAGATCTGGGGCCACCAGGGTGAGCAGGACATCGGTGCCCCATTTGGCGTCCATGATCATGGTTGCCTTGTCGTGGACGCGGGCTGCCGCCTCGACGGGTGTCGGGTTCAGGATGGTCGCCGGCTGATCGGGGAAGCGGCGGGCGGCCTTGGCTGCTTGTGGCTCGACTGGAGGGGTGACGTGCTTCACGGTTTCCACCCATGATCGAGTGCAAACTTGAGGATGCTTGCCCGCTTGGTCAACCGATCCATGACGGCTTGCTGTTTGGGCGACTTGGGGTCGGAATTCTGCATTGATGCAAGGAAGAGCCGTTCATAGGCGGTCCAGAACTCTGGCATCAGGTTGATCATCTCTTGCGGCTTCACGGTTTGTGTCTCCTGATTTTCCCGGTGAGGAGCTTGACGTCGGATTCGTGGCTGCGGATTTCGGCATCAATGGACCGGATGGCGGCCTTGAGGCGGTCGGCTGCAATGAACGCGGGACGGAGGCTGGCGCGCAGCGGATCTAGGGTGGCCACGGCAGTGCGGATGAGATTGCGCTGGGCGGGCGACAGGCTGAAGCCGCCTTCCTGCTCAATGAGATATGCCCAGCTTGTGTCGAATGCTGTCTTGGCGGTCCAGTAGGGCTGCTGTTCGGCCTGGTATCCGAGCAGCTCGTTTGTGAGCCCTGCCTTTGCCTGCTTTGCCATTTCCATGTTTAACTTGGTACGCTCCAATTCGTCGGCCAAGTTCCCCTTCCCGGTAGAAATGGATTCCGCGTGCGGAAATTCGGTCGAAGACGGAATAGAATTTCCGCACTCTTTGCGGAATTCATTTCTACTGGGGGAACTTTTCGAATTCCGCACCCCCTGTTTCGGAATTTGCGGAATTGCCTCACCATCGAATTCCGCACCAAATGACATGATTTGCTGACCCAGCGTCACCCTACTCTCCATGACTAAGCATCTCGTTCCAAATCTGCTTATTTACTTGAATCCCGTTGACCTCTTTCTTGCGGATTTCGACCTTGATCACGGTCAGCAGGCTGCTATCTATCCACGATCTTATCGCCCGTTTTGCAGCTTCCTCGTCCATGCCGGTGGCGTCCATAATCAGCGTTCCAACCCACCTCGAGTTGCCGCGCCCACGCTTGCTGTCGCTGTATGGTTCGCCGGTTGGCTGCCCTGAATCCGCGAGCACGCCGAGTTCGATGGCGGTGAGAATGGTGTTGATGGTGTCCATGGAGACGCCAGCCCAAGGGCCGGGCACTTCCCAGCGCACGGGCACGCCGATGCGGTCGCCGGGGTAATCCTGGTTGCCGTTGGCCAGTTGGATGCTTTCAAGCTGATACCAGTCGGAGCGTTCAGCTGGCGGTGCCAGGTTCATCTTGTCGGAGTAGACGCGGAAGAACAGGCGGTTGTTATCGACGCGGAACCGCTCGGCCTCATCCCTTGTCATCTGGTTCAGGACGCGAGTGTCGCGGGTGGCATCAATGAGCGCCTTGGCGCCTCGGCTGGTTTCCGCCGTTACCTCGCCATCGCCGTTCTTTCGGGTGTGGTGCACCAGTTCGACGGCAATGTTGCATTGTTCTGCAAGCGCAACCCATTGGCGCATCACGGTATTGATGGCGACATTGTCGTTTTCCGACACCTGGTGGCTGCTGACGAATGGATCGATGGATATGACGTCGATCCGGTGCCGGGTGATTTCGGCCTTGAGCGCCTCGATATGGGGTCCGACGATGATGGTGCCGGTGCGCCGTTCCTGTTCCGCGATGCAGAGCGGCATATCGCGGCCTGAGTTGAGGAACAGCCGGCCACCGATATCTGCGGCGGTGACGCTGTATTTCTTGGCGATGGCGACGGCGCGGCGGTCGAGTTCCTCGCGTGGATCTTCGAGGCACCACACCCAGACGCGCAGGGGTTCCTTCAGCTGGACGCCCAGCAGCGGTTTGCCGGTTGCCATTGCCATGGCTTCCGTCATCACGAGCGACGACTTGCCCACCCCGCCGGGCGCGATGGTGGCTGAGACAAACCGGCGGATCAGGTGCCAGCCGTAGACCCATTGGCGCGGCGGCACGGCGCCTTCATCGGGTAACACAAATGCATTGGCCGCAATCGTGGCTTCTGGCTTTTCTGGCGCTGCAGCGGCTTTCCCGCCAGCCGCCTTAAAATCCTCTGCCGTGATCTCCAGGTGATCGAAGTCTGCCAGCGGATCGCGCTTCTCGGCCCAGCCGATGGTGGCCCTGGCTTGTGCCATGGCGGCTTCCTGGTTGCCGCGGTGGGTGACGTGCCACAGGATGCCGAAGGCGTCTGTGAGGCGGCCTGAGAGCGGATCATGGGCGCCGTGGTGGGAGAAGGCCACGATATCGCCGCGCTGGGCGCCCTTGAACACGACGACGCCGGCTGTGCGGGTTTCCGATTGCGGCGCCATGAAGCGGAGCGTGTCGCCGCGCTTGAAGGCAAACTTGTAGCCTGCATCCTCGAGCATCTGGCGCACGAGGCCCACGGTGGCGGCGGCATTGAAGGTCTCGATCGGGCTGGGGCCTGTGGTGGCGTTTGCAGGCTTCGGGGTATCCTGGCGCTGCTGGACGGCTTCCTCGGCCTTTGCGCGGCCCCTGTAGGCCTTGACGGCGCGGGCGACGTCCATTGGCTCGCCATCGGGGTTGGCGGCGTAGCGGAACCACTGGAGGGCTTCTTCCGATGGCACGCGGGGTGCGAACCAGCATTGGCTCCACGCGCCGGTTTCGCGTGTCTGGATGACGTGGCAGCCGTTGGCGTTGAGGTATTCGACCACTTCGGTGACGCAGGGGACCAGCTGCGACGGATCCGTCATGTGGGCTGCGATGTATGCCCGCCATTTCGGTTTGCCCGGCTGGTTGCTGTGGGTCGTGTGCGCGACATATGCGAGGCCGGATCTGTCGAGGGCGGCAACGGCGGTGTCGAAGTCCGGTGCGCCGGGCAGGATTTCGCCGGTCTCCGCGTCGAAGGAACTGTCACCGTCAACGATCGCGAGTTCGGCCTCGAGGAGGTTGGCGTCGGCGCGCTTGGGTTCGCGCAGCAGGCCGCCGCGGATGACGTAGAGCCCGTCTTTCGCGCCGATCTTGGGCTTCGACAGCTTTTCCGCGAATTCCGCGAACGACATGTCCTGGACGCGCAGTTCCGTGTCGCTGGCTTTCGAGCCGATGCCGATCTTCATGGGGGATTTCACCGGGGTTGGGCCTTCTGATGCATTTGTATTAACGCCGGACACAGGAAACCCGGCTCGCAAAGACGCGGGCCGGGGTGGTTGTTCAGGGGGATTTCGCCTTGAGTAGGAACAACTCCCACATGGCCGCATGCATCGTGCGGTTTCCGAGTTCCCACTCTTGCCAAGCGCGTTCGCCAGAATAGATAAGCCGGGCGGCTTCGGCACGGGTGAGGCCAGCGGCAGACCTGGCTGCGGCGATCTGGGCTGGCGTGGGGTTGGCGCCCGCCTTGGTGCGGGCTTTGGATCGGTTCGGATGTGGCATGCGCTGAAGCCTTACACCAACCGCGACGGCCCGCAAGTGCGCTGTGCGTATCATGCGGCTGCTTCCGTGAATTTGCATTTCTGTGAATGCATGAACGTGAGTTTTCGGTACTCGCTAATGTATCGAACGGTGTAGGCAATTTCACCGAGGTGGAGCCGCTCCAGAATCGCGTAATGATTCTGGAGGGCTTCCGCAAAACTGATCTCTTCCTCGCTGAACTCTCGGGAGAGAACCTTTTCGGAGATGTAGTCTGCCATCATTCGTTCTCCACGAAGGAGACGATCAGCTTGAAGGTGGCGATCTTGCCGCCCTTCTTGCCGACAGGCTCTGACCAGCAGGTGATTGTTTCGCCGTCTACTTCGACCTTGCGACCTACCGTGTTCGATGCACCAGTAAACGCGGCGAGGAGCCTTTTGCGTTCGGCTGGCTTGAGCTTCTTCAGGCGCATCATCATATTGCGGAATTCCTCACCGAAAGCGGCGAAGCGGCTGCTGTCGGGCTTGCCATCCGACAGCATCTTGACCTCTGGATCGCCTTCCGTGCCCACCGGGGCGCGTTCGTGGGCGCCCTTCTTGGACATGGTGACTTCCTTGCGGATGCGGGCCATTGCACCATTGAGGCCATCTTCGGCATAGCCGTTGATGATCTTGTTGGCGCGGCCCACCGATGCCCAGCCGAGTGCCTTGGTGATGGCGACGGCATCGGCGTGATCTTCCGGCAGGGTGGCGAGGTGGGTTTTTAGTACCGCCCGGGCGGTACTAAAATCTGCTGATTTCTCAGCATAGCAAGCAGCATCGTTTCTTAGACGGACAGCAAATACATCCAACCCGCAAAGCTCGATATCCTTGGCATAGTCGGAATTGCTCTCAGTCTTCCCACCGCCACCCTTCTCACCAATGCCGTGCTTCTTCCGCAGTTCGATCACCGTCTCACCGATGACGCGCCAGCCTTCCAGTTTCTCATCCGGCGTACCCTTGCCGACGATGAGGACGGCCTCGCGGGCCTTTTCATAGTTGATGCTCACAGTTCGTCTCCCAGGTCGAAATCTTCATAACGCTTGGATTTCTTCATCTGGTTTATTCCGCGCATGACAGCCGCAACTGTCTCTGGGCCAATACGTCTGAGCAGCGGGGAGCTATCCGCAATTTCCTCTGCTTCCTCGGCTTCTGATTCAGAGAACTCTTCTCCGATCCCGATATAGCCGTTGCGGGCATGGTCTACCGATCCATGCACATCGAACACCGGAGGACCACCGCCGCCGCCCCCTGGACCGGGAACGTCAGGGCCGGGCCCCGGCGGCACTGGCGGCTGAACGTAGACGTGAGAGATTTCCTCCTCAATGCGGAGCGCCATCTCTTCGAAGTAGGGCAGCTGGGGGATATAGATGTGCGCGTTCTGCGGATCTGCTACATGATCCTGCCAGCGAACGGCACGGCCCACGACCTGACGGAACCACATCTCCGTCTTCTCCCGCGACAGGAACGCAATCATGCGAACGCGCGGTATGTCGACGCCCTCGCCCACCATGCGAACGGAGACAAGGACAGGCGTCTTCTGTTTCACGAACTTGTCGAGAGTGTCCTTGCTGCGCTGGTCTTCCGAAATCACGATGGGCGGCTTCACGCCGATCACAGCGTGAACGATGACCTGAAGGTCTTTCGCGTGATCCTGGTCCCTTGCGATGATGAGCATGGCGGCGTCACTCTGCTCTGTCTTCCTGATCCTCTTCAGGTGTTCATAAGCAGTCTCGAAAAGGTAGCGCGGATAACCCGACTTCTTCGTGTCGAGAGCCGCCCTGTAGACACGACCATAGGTCTGGTCGGTGAGCCCCTTTTCACTCAGCTTGTGCGCCCATGTCCCATCGTTGTCTTCATACTGAATGGTGGCATCGATGCGGTGGAAGTATGCGGTGCGGCAGACCTTGTCCTCCGCAGCTTGCCCGTATGAGTAACTGACATCCGGCTGGCGCACGGCAATATTTCCTTCGCCGTTCTGTTCCATAATGAAAGGGATGCGTTCGGACGTGTTCGTGCGGAACGGTGTTCCTGAAAGGATGAGACGCATGTGTGCGTTTCTGAATCCGATCTCAGCGTTGTTGCCCCACGCGCGCTGATCGCACAAGTGATGAACCTCGTCGAAGATCACCATGACCTTGCGCTCACGGCACCAGTGTTCGAACACGTCACTGTTCACGGCCATTTTCTGATATGTGACCGCGATGCCGTTCATGCCAATGTCTTCATCAAGCATTGAATCCTTCAGCGTCTGGCTGGTCGGATGATGGAAGTCGAACTTGATGAGAGAGTTGGCGTCCTTCACCCACTGATCACGAATTTTTTCAGAGGGTGCAACAAGGACAACGATGTCAACTTCCGCGGCTGCGATGGCAGCTTTGATGGCGGCGATGGCGAATCGGGTCTTTCCCGCTCCGGGGCATGCCATGACGAAGAAATTGTCACGGGTGTCATCGACGATGAACTCGTCCCATGACTTGAGGCCAGCGATCTGCCACGGCCTGTTTGCAAATTCTGGAGCGTTCATCAGCGTGCGCCCTTCTTGAGGTTGCAAGTCGGGCAAAGTGCCTGGGCGTTCTCAAGGGTTGTTTCGCCGCCCTTGCTGTATGGCACGACATGATCTGCATGAAATGATTTATTGAGTTTTGTGCCGCACTTCTTGCAGCGTCCAAACGACGTAAGCCTGAGAATAAAACGCTCTCTGGCCGAAAAAGTTCTTTTCGACATCTAAGTTTCCCTACCCCTGACCGCGCGAGGTGCCGCTTCACCATATGTACGCATTGCGAACCTATCTGTCAAGGCATCTGCATTGACTTATTTCATGCGATAGCATTACACCTAGATGCGCTCCAGCCTGATCCCATGATCCCCGGCATCCTTCTTTTCCGGCTCGAACCGGAACCAGGCATAATCGATGCTGGGCGACTGCCCCTGATCCACGGCACCTGGCGGCGGCATATGCGTGCGCCCGACCATCAGGATTTCGCGCAAGTACGGCAGCAGGAACGCGCGCTTCTTGGCGCAGATGAAGTTCACGCGCATGATTGCGAACACGGTGCAGCCGAGCTTGAGGCCGTGCGCGATGTGGCGATCAGCTGCGTTGTACGGCGGGTTGATGACGAGGTGGCTGGCACGCGGCTGCTCGAGCGCGAGGAAATCGACGCCCATCTCGATGTCGTCGACGAGCTTCGAAAACGGGTGGTCGGTGAGTTCTGTGCCGATGGCCTCGCCTCCGCAATCGCGGACGGCTTTCACGATGTGGCCGAGGCCTGCGGATGAGTCCCATACGATGGTCTGCGCCAGCCAGGGGCGGGACTTGTAGAGGCGCTGCACGGGGTCTGCCGGCGTGGTGTAAAGGTCGTGCGGGCTGCGTTCGTACTGGGGCAGCGCGGCGTTGCGGTGGCTGCCTGCGTTGTTCTGCAGGCTGACTTTGTCGGACATGGGATGCACCTTTTGCTGCAACGTGTCAGAGGAGGCTTTGCTGCCCTGCTTTGGGGGTTTCCAGCGCGGCATCGACCTCCCGCTCGAGTTTGCGTGCCACGTCGAGAAACGTGCGGTCGCGCGTCCTGAAGTATTCCTTCTGCGCGGTTCGCATACGGATGACGAGATGGATGATGTCGGCGTCTGTCATTGGTATCTCGCTGATGCTGGTGGCGGGCGACCGAAGCCGCCCGCCTTGTTGCTCAGAACTCGGTATCGAGCGCCGCACCGCCCTTCCCCGCCGCCGCGAACGGGTCGCCTGCGAAGCCGGTGGCAGCCGTGAAATCGTCGACCTCGACGCCTTTCATCTCGGCAAAGGCTGCTTCCGGGTCCACGCCGCCCAGGCGCTCGCCCTTGCGCGTGATCCAGACGGCATTGAGGCCAGCCCCGACGCCCTTGTTGCCGGCGGAATCGTAGCCGTAGAAATTGACACTCACGGCTGCGTAGTAGCCGCTCACCATCTGCTCCGCGGTGGCGGGCGTCCGGTTCTTGCCGACCACGGTTGGCACCGGTTTGTCGGACGAGCAGCTGATGTAGAAGTGGCCGCGGAACTCGTCGCCCTTGCGGATGAAGTTGCCATCCTCGTCCTTCTCGTCGCCGTCGCGGACGCAGGACTTGAGCCCGGCTGGGGGCTTTGCGCCGAACTTCGCGGCCTTGGCGGCCTGGGTGGCGGCCTTGATCTGCGCGATGATGGGCGCGTTCTTCGGCACCAGCGCCGTCACCGAGTATTTCGGCTTCGACGTTTCGGTTGCCTTGTGCGGCTCGGCCAGGTGAACGTAGGCCATCCGGCACTCGAAGGTGAGACGGGTATCGGTCGTATCGGTCATTCGCTTTCTCGCTTTCACGTTTTGAGGGGTGGCCCGGCTGCTGGCGACCAGGGGGGCTAAAGGACTAGCAACCGGGCCGGAGGTTTAGTGTTTGGACTAGGTTTGCCTCGGTTCCGCCGAGACGCCGGAATCCGGCTGCATGCCGGAATGGGGTGATGCAGATGTGTTAAGGATACCCAGCAACGCGCGAACCTCGGCATCGACATCCGTGTATTCCGGCTGCAAGCGTTCCCAGCTTTGAAGGCTATGCGAAAGCGTCGAATGATCCCGGCCCATGTATCGCCCGATGGCGGGCAGGCTGGCTTTCGACAACTCGCGCATCAGGGCGATGGCGTGCTTGCGTGCGAGCGCCACCGGGTAGCGGCGGTCGCGCATCATGATTTCCTTGACGCTGACGGCGTGGACGGATGCAACAGCCAACACGATGGCGTCGAACATCTGCTTGCGATCAGCCTTGGTCAGCGGCTTGCTGGCCATGCGCTGCACGGCTTCGCGGTCGCGTTCGGCCTGTGCTTCGGCAATCTGCAGGCGCTCGGCTTCCTCGCGTGCTGCGTTTTCCTGTTCCAGGCGGTCGGATTCGTTCCTGTCGGTTCCGCCGACGAGGAAGAACTTGCCGTCGAGCCACTGGGCAAGTGCTGCTTCAGCGTCCATGACGAAGATCCTCGAGGCGTGAGCGGCAATAGCTCCACTCCTCACGCGCGGCCTGGTAGACGCCGTCGCTCTCAGCCTGATCCATCCAACGGGCAGCCTTGGCCATGCGGCGCGTGAGGCTGGCGACTTCGTGTTCGTGAGCCGGTACTTTTTGCAACATGTGCATCATGTTTCAAATGCCTCTGCATTAACGGTTGCCATGTCGATTTCGCGCTGCGCCCAGGCAGGAATATCCAGCAGCTGGTATTCGTCGCCGTATGCGGGCCAGATATTGGCACCGGCGCATTGCGCGTAGATGCGAAGCAGGCGCTTGTATTCCATGCGCCCGGCTTCAAGCATGGTCTGTGACGCGCAGAACGCGGTGCAGGCATAGGGCGATGCCTTCTCGACTGCGGCAAACAGGAAATAGCTGATGTCGATGCCGTTGGCGGCGAGCCCGTCAAGGTAAAAGGCTGCCTGTGTATGGTATCGCCAGCCATAGGCGCTGCGGGCGAACGCGGCGGGCGAGGCATCCTCGGTGGTCTTGATGTCGAGGCAGACGCCGGCAGTCAGCCAGTCGGGCCTGCAGCGGCACAACATGCCGGTGTCCTTGTCGATCCAGTAGACCGAGAGTTCCGGCACACCTGCTTCGAGGACATCGGTCAGCCTCGGATGCCTGCGGACGGCTTCCGCGACGGCCCTGACGCTGGCGTGCATCTGCTCGTCAATGACGATGGCGCCGCGTTCGAAGGCGGCAGCCTGTGCCATTTCCCGTGCCGCCTTGCCGTCCTTGGTGCGCCCGTCAACCTTCGGCATGACGTAGTAGCGGGAGGCGAAAGTGTCGGGCTCCAGGACGGCGGTGTGCACCGCGGTGCCGAACTGCATGGCTGGCGTTTCGGCGCGGGTGACCTTTTTCGGGCTGATGTAGGCGTCCCAGTAGTGCAGCGGCGAGCGGGCCAGCTTGTCGAGGCCTGATTTCGAGATGCCCGGCCCGGCGTGGTAGGCTTCATTGGGGATTCCGGCATAGATGCCGGGCGTTCCCGGTGGCAAGTCTGCCTGTAGGATATGTAACTGCATTCTGCACCTTTTGATCGCGAAAAAACGCGGAGGCGCGGTCGCCCCCGCCAGTTGGCTGCGGCCAGTATGGGAGGACCGGCAGCACAATCAGGGTGGCGCAGTTCCAATGCATTTGCAAGGGGGTGCTTAATGCAATTGCATTTTTTATTCTACAGGCGGCGGTAGATTCCGACGACCTTGCCGATCACGGTGACGGTGTCTCCGTCTTTCATCGGCAGCGATTTGTTGAACCATTTCGGGGACATGGAATCGGCGTGCAACGCGCCGTCGCGGAATGTCTTGATGCTCATCTCGTAGCGGCCACCGCTTTCGCGCTGCACCAGCAGGATGTCGCCGTTGATGGGATCGGCGTTCATTGAGCCCCACGGCCTGATGATTGCGACATCGCCATCGTGGAGGATGCGGTTCATCGAATCACCCGACACGTGGACCGCGAATTCGGGAACCGGGCCACGCTTTGCGGGTGCCGTGTCGCCCGTCTTGTGGAGCGGGTCAACCTCGGTCCAGTAGCCCGCCTGCGCGGTGCCAAGGATGGGGACGCCGACCAGCTGCGCGACTTCCGGGACATCGCGGGTGGCCACGGTGGCCCTGGTGCGTGGCTGGCTGACGATCCTGGCGCCGCCGTATTCGAGGGCATCAATAGTCGTGTGATAGGCTTGCGCGTAGAGGCGCAGCATCTCAAGCTTGGGGCGGCGGAAGGACGTGCCGCTGCCTTCGTGGGCGACGGCTGACGGCACCGCGATGCCGATGTGGCGTGCGGCTTCGGAGATGCTCTGGAATCCCGCTTTCAGCCGGGCTTCGCGGAGGTTGACGGAAATCGGATGCTGCACAGGCTTCGGTTTCTTGACCATGACGCACCTCACTATGCAATTGCATATTAACCATTTGGGACTTCTGCGTTGCAGAGTCAAGGTTTTCCACAGGCCACGTTATGCAATTGCATTGACGAATCCGCTGCATTTGTGAATAGTTGATGCGATTGCATCATTGCACCGACACGGAGATTCCCCATTGACGAGTGAATTTGCATTGCGTCTCAAGCGGTTGCGCGAAAAGCGCGGCTGGACGCAGTCTGACCTGGCGCGTGCGCTCAAGGTTCAGCAATCGACCGTGTCCCGCTGGGAAGGCGGCGTGACCGAGCCTGTCGGCCTCTATGCCGGGATCGAGGCCACCGTGACGCGGCTGGAGCGCAAGCACCAGGTGACGCAGTGAGGGTGCTTGGCGCGGATTGCGGCAAGGCGGGAGCCATCGCCATCATTGACGGGCTTTCCCTGCTGCGCGTCTTTGATATGCCGGTGGCGGCTCTGAAAAAGGGCACCACGCTTGACGCGCACACGCTCAACGGGCTGGTGTGCGAGATGCTGAACGATTGCGGGCCGGTGGATCTGGCCGTCATCGAGCGCGTGCATTCCACACCGCAGATGGGCGTCTCGTCTGCATTCGACTTTGGGCGCAGCTTCGGGCTTGTCGAGATGGCGTTGATCGCGCGCGGCATCCGCATCGAATACGTGACACCGCAGCGGTGGAAAAATGCGCTGGGGCTGACCGCCGACAAGTCATCCTCTCTGGCGCTGGCCCGCGCCAAGTGGCCGGACGCTGAAGAATGGTTCCGGCGGAAGAAGGATGAAGGCCGTGCGGAGGCGGCACTGATTGCCGAGTACGGCAGGAGAAGCAGCCTGTGACCCGCCGGGAGGTCGATTACATCAAGATCTCCGCGACCGCCCGGCACATCATGGAAACGGTCTTCAACCGCGCGGACGCGGATGGCGTGAAACTGGATGCATCAATCGTCTACGTGGTGATGCAGGCCTCAATCGAACTGGCGATGATCGCCCACGGAACGGAGAAATAGATGGATATCCTGTTCTACGTGTCTGCCGGATTGGGCGTGACCATTTCTGTTGCAATTGCATTTTTTTCCTTCATGCGGCTGCGGAAACTGTCCATCGACGAAGCTTTCGACGGCGGCTTTGAGCATGAGAACCGGACGCGCGTCACCCGTGTCAGCGGCCGCTACATCATCCCCGACAACCACCTTTTCGAAGACCACAAGGAGAAACAAAAGTGAGCAGCTTGAACCATCTTGAACTCGGCCTTCTCGACATCCGCGAGCGCGCCAACCGTGAACGCCAGTTCGCCGCGGATGCGCTGGTGATCCAGCTGCAGTCCCTCGATGCGTTGGCCGAACTGCACCACAAGGCGCTGCAGATGATTACCGAACAGCGCCGGGGCCTCGAGGACGCCTTCACCGAGCGCGACCGCATGCTGGTGTCGATCCTGGGCACCGGACAGCCCACGCCGGAAACGCTCGACCACAAGCCCGCGCAGAAGGCCCCGCGCATTGAGAAGCAGGCGGCGGAATCGTGATGCTGCCAGCCGTCACACAAACAGCCCCACGCATCGGGCGCCCGCCGAAGCATTTGGTCTTCCTGCTTGCCGTTGGCGAAAGCATGTTCATCGCGGCCACGCCGATGACGATGAAGAGCCTGCGTTACCAGCACGCACCAAAGAGGTTCAAGGCCCGCCGGGTGATGGTCAACGGCGTCATCGGCTATCGCGTTCTGAGGATCGCCTGATGCCCAGCACGTTCACTGGCTGGCTCATGTTCGCCTACTTCGCCTTGGGCGCGGCCGGCGGGCTAGTGTTCCTCTGCACCTGGGCGACCGGGAAGATCAATCAGGCGCGAGACGCCCGGCGCGCAGCGCGTGAGCGGCTGATCGTATACCCCGATGTCGAACGGGAGAGCGATGCGGCTGTCATCGAAAACGCACCAGTTGAAGACCAGCTGGTCGAGGAGAAAACCGCGTGACATTGCACTATCACGGCACCCCGCTGACCCCCCGCGATGAACTCTACAAGATGGCGGGCAAGAACTTCTGCGTGTCGTTCGCGCGGCCGGACGATGCCGAAGTGTGTCTGCGGATCGGACAGTCGATCATGTGGGACAACGGTGCCTTCAGCCTTCACACAATCGGCGCCGATCTCGACTGGAGCAAGTTCTACACCTGGCTTGAACCCCGGTTGGGCGCGCCGCATTGGGGCGTGATCCCTGATGTCATCGGCGGCAACGTGGAACAGAACGCCGCCTTGATCAAGCAATGGCCGTTCTCCCGGCAGCTTGGCGCTCCAGTATGGCATATGGGCGAGCCGATCGAAGTGCTGCTAGGCTTCGCGCAGGACTGGCCGCGCGTATGCTTCGGGTCATCCGATGCCTACTGGCAAGTTGGCTCCGACAACTGGTGCCGCCGCACCGATGAAGCGTTCAACGCTCTTGCCCGGCAAGGGGCGATCCCGTGGGTTCACATGCTGCGCGGGATGGCGGTGGCCGGAAAGCGGTGGCCTTTCGCGTCCGTCGATTCCACCAACGTCAGCCGGAATTTCAAGGACACTTCGTCCTGCCCCGAAGCGATGGCGCGCGTGATCGACGCCGTTCAGTGCCCCATCAAGTGGACCCTTAAACCCGTGCAAATGGATCTCATCGCATGAAGTATCTCGTCTTCCTCGCCTACCTCCTCACCATCCCCGTGGCCAACTGGCTCATCGGCAACATCGGGACAACCTGTGTTCCGAACGGACCCTGCCTGATCCCGGTTGGCTTCGGCCTGATGGCACCGTCCGGTGTGCTAATGATCGGTGCCGCCCTGGTGCTGCGCGACTGGCTGCAGACCGTCCTGGGCCTCCGCTGGGCGCTGGCAGCCATTGCAATCGGCGTTGCTCTGTCCGCCTTCGTCGCGCCCCCGGCACTGGTGCTGGCGTCTGCTACTGCTTTTGCATTATCTGAACTGGCCGACACCGCCGTCTACACGCCCATCCGCAAGCGCGGCCGCTTGGTCTGGGCTATCGCGGCATCCGGCATCGTGGGCTCAATCGTCGACAGCGCCGTGTTCCTTTGGCTGGCTTTTGGATCGCTCGACTTCATCGCGGGTCAGGTGGTCGGCAAGGTCTGGATGACGCTGATCGCCGCTCTCGCTCTCATCGTTTTCAATCGCCGTCAACAGAACAAGGAACCCCGCACATGAGCATGGACAAACTTCACCAGGTGCTGACGGAGATCGCGTCGTCGGCGACCTTCACCCCGCAGGCGCTGTCCCAGTTCCAGACCGCGCTGGAGCGGGCGAAGCAGCTTGAACTCGCCTATGAGAACGTCATCAAGGAGAAGGACGGCGTTACCCGGCTGGCCGAAGCCAGCAAGAAGGAACTCGCCGACTGGAAGAAGCGCGAGGACGCACTGAAGGCCCGCGAGGAAGCCGTCACCAAGCGCGAGGTCGAAATCACGAAGCTCGAAACGCGCGCCGCCGTTGCTGAAGCGAAGGAGGCCGTCCGCAAGGAGGTCTTCGACGTGATCTTCAAGAACACGGTCGTGCGGCGGCAGTCGATGGACGCAGTGTCGGGCTGCATCAACGGCAACGGCACCTACTCCAATACGTCGAACACGCACACCATCGACGAGACAACGACTGAGGAATAGGTAATCCATGCCACGTATCGGCGCCAAGGTATCCCAGGCTGACATCGCTCGCGTGCTGCGGGCGGTGGCCCAGTCTGGCTTACGCATGAGCGTCCGAATCGCGCCGGATGGCACCATTACCCTGGACCCCGTGGACGGGTCAAAACCAGCGGCCGTTGACAGGCACCGCCCGGTAGACCTCTAATGCAGACTATGCCGATGCATAAGCTGCCCTATGTCAACCGCCATGTGAATCGCCATGGCAAGGTCTACTGGTTCTTCCGCGCCCGTCACGGCGCGCGCATCCGACTGCGCGGAGAGTACGGCAGCAAGCAGTGGAACGATGATTATGCGGCAGCCCTGGCCGGGATCGCCAAGCGGGAACTGCCGCCGCCCCGCGCCAGCCGTGGCACGCTGCGGTGGCTGATCGAGAACTGGAAACGGTCAAGCGACTGGACGATGACGTCGCCCGCCACCCAGAAGCAGCGCGACAGCATCCTGAACCGCGTTCTGGCAAAGTCCGGCGACCGGGCGGTCGAAGAGATCAGCCCGGCTGACATTCGGGCCGGACGCGAGAACCGTGCCGATACCCCCGCCGCCGCCAACAACTTCCTTAAAACCATGCGCGCGCTGTTCCGCTGGGCGAAAGACGCCAGCCTGGTCGACGAAAATCCGGCGGCAGCCGTAAAGCTGCTCAAGGTGAAGACAGAAGGCTTCAAGCCGTGGTCGTTGCAGGACGTCGAGCAGTACCGCGGCCGCTGGCCGATCGGCACCAGGGAGCGGCTGGCGCTGGAGATCCTGATCAATACCGGGCTTCGCAAGTCGGACGTGGTCCGCATCGGGCGGCAGCATGTGCGCGACCAGATCATCCACATTCGCGCGGGCAAGAACAACGTGGAACTCTACATCCCGATCCTGCCCCGTCTGTCGGAGGCCATTGCTGCCGGCCCCATCGGGGAGATGTCGTTCCTCTCCTCGCAATATGGGCGCCCGCTCACCAGGGAGTCCTTCGGCAACGTGTTCAAGGGTTGGTGCCGGGCGGCGGGCGTGGCCGACAAGTCTTCACATGGATTGCGGAAGCTGGCGGCCACCACGCTGGCCAACGGCGGCGGCAGCGAACAGGAACTGCAGGCGCTCTTCGGCTGGACGACGAACACCATGAGTGCCATCTACACGCGCGAGGCCAACCGCAAGAAACAGGCGCTCCAGGCGGCGTTCAAGATGCTGCAGGAGATGGAAGAAAACCAGGCTTCGCTGCCCACCCCTCAAATCTCGCTGCCCACCCCCGTAAAAAAGATCAAGAAAATCAATGGGAACTGAGCATGAACATGGGGGAGTGGTGGGCGATGAGAAAGTGCCATTGCGCTTTGCTTTCATCGCTTTAGCTGCCCACCCCTATGCTTTCACGACGATTGAATTCGTTAGTGAATTTTCAGCCCCGCCCACCCCTATCTGGGGCGGCAGATGATCCCCTTCGACCTGGTCTTCCTCCTGTGGATGCAGCCGTGCGCCAGCCCGGTCACCGCGGCCGGACGGGAGACGGTCGTGGTCAAGTGCGCGGCCCCGCCGATCCCGGCGCTGCCGTCCTGGTGGCGGCCGGGAATGATCGACCGCGCGGAGCCAACGCCGATGCCGAAGGTGAAATACG